GACTGTCGGTTCGCTTGCTCTTGATGCTAATACAACAGGAGACTTTAACTCCGCTTTTGGTGTTAACGCTTTATCGAGTAATACAACAGCAGACGGAAATAGTGCTTATGGCTACCAAGCCCTTTATTCAAATAGTACGGGAGCAAGTAATGTCGCAGCGGGAGTTAATTCCCTTTTTGCAAACACCACCGCATCGAACAATACGGCGGTAGGTTATGCGGCACTGACCGCAAACACCACTGGCGCAAGCAATGTTGCTTTGGGGTTCGGCGCACAGGGTTCAAACATTACTGGCTCAAACAATGTGTCACTAGGCTTGAATACGCTACGCCTTAACACTGCGGGCAATGAAAATACAGCTATTGGAACTGGTGCTTTGGATTCAAACACTGCGTCTAACAACACTGCCGTTGGACGCAGCGCACTTGTCCTTAACACCACTGGCGACTTGCATACTGCTATAGGTTCTCAGGCTTTAGCCAACAACACTACTGGCTCGAAAAGTGTAGCAGCCGGTATAAACGCCCTATTTTCCCAGACCACAGGCGCAAGAAATGTTAGTGTCGGAAGAGACAGTGGCTATGCACTGACCACCGCTACAAACAACACATTTTTAGGGGAAAACTCTGGCAGTACAATAACTACAGGCTCCAAGAACACCATTCTTGGCCGCTACAACGGCAATCAAGGTGGCGTAGACATCCGCACATCCGACAACAACATTGTGCTGTCGGATGGCGATGGTAATCCTCGTATGTATATTGACGGCAGTAGCATCGTCAATACAACAGCATCCACCACAAGCGCGACATATCATTATAGATTTAACAATCCGAATGGAATTGTTGGTGGAATACAAACAAATGGAACTACCACAGGATTTATTACATCATCCGACTACCGCCTCAAAGAGAACGTAGTTGATATGACAGGCGCAACTGAACGCCTGAAGCAACTTAACCCTGTTCGCTTTAACTTCATTGCGGATGCCGACACAACTGTTGATGGCTTCCTTGCACATGAGGTTCAGGACATTGTTCCAGAGGCAATCACAGGGACAAGGGATGAGGTGGATGCTGACGGCAACGCAGTCTATCAGGGCATTGACCAGTCAAAGCTGGTACCGCTACTCGTGGCAACCATCCAAGAACTTGAGGCTCGTATAGCTACACTGGAGGCAGAATAATGGCTAGAACAACAGAAGAACTTGCACAAGACTATATGGCTATGGGTCATTCCGTTGACCTTATCAATGCGGTAATCGCTGGCGACACTATGGCAGATGACGATGCAGCGGACAGGCAGGACTGTGTTGACCGCAATGTCGAACACCTCGAACTGATGGTTGCAAAGGATGACTGGGGCAGCGAAGACATGACAGCGGTTAATGCAGCCATCACTGCTGGTCAGGGTTACACTGCAAGCTGATGCCCGAAGAGCAGAAAATCGCACTTGATGTTGCGGCGGGAACAGGCACTGCTGCCGCTTGGATGGGGATGGCCCCGGATATCGTCGCGGTCATCACCGGATTTTATATCCTTGTGCGCTTATGGGAAACGCAGACTGTGAAGCGGCTGACGGGGCGCGACTGATGTGGAGATGGTCAGCGTCTTTTGCCTGTATGTCTTCTTAGAGGAAAAGCGCATCAGCGATGATCTATGCTTTCGGTCGGTCGATGATTGCTTGTACTACAGCACCAGACTGGCCCGGCAGGGCGACAAGATAACGACGTATTGCCTACCACGCGAAATCATTGAAGGCAGCGAAAGGGTCTACTGATATGATACAGGTGCCGATGATCGATGTTATTCAGACCGCGCTGCTGGTCGTCGCAATCGTGATGCTGGCGAGGCGATAATGATCGATCCCATTTCAGCTTTCAGCATGATCAGCAGCGCCGCAGGGGCCATCAGTGGCTCCATCAAGGCGGGAAAAGACCTGTCGTCACTTTCGGGCCCGATATCGCGCTATGCGAAGGCTGAGGCGCAACTAAACTTCGGCGCGGCGCGGAAGAAAAAAAGCCTGTTCAGCAAGATGACCGGGGCCGAACAATCTGGCATAGATGAGTTTTTCCGCAAGGAGGAACTGGATTCGCTTCGCAAAGAAATGCGGTCGATCTTCCAGATTTACGGCAAGCCCGGCGCGTGGGAACGGCTGCAAGCTGAGATCGCACACCAGCGGCAGATTCAAAAAGATGAACTGGAGCGCCGTGCCAAGGTGCGCGATGCCATCATTTTATGGACCGTGCTGCCAGCGATCCTGATCATCGGCGCTGGATTGCTCTATCTGTTTGTGACGTTCTTGAAGGGCCAGCAATAAAGGGGCAGCGTGACAGGATCAGCCACAACCACGGGCCTGATGGGGGAGTTCATCACGCTTAGTGCGATATTGGATTTAGGATGGAAGGCAGGCCACGCGCCGATGGATGGCGTTGACGTGATCGCGTGGCAGGGCAATGACTTCATGCGCGTGCAAGTCAAAAGCGCCCGACTGCGAAAGCAGCGTGATCGCGGCGCACTAACCTACCATCATCAGCTTGGATCGGGCCGGGATAAAAAGACCCGTCCAGATCAGCGCGTTTATGATATCCTTGCCCGTGTTGCTATTGATCAGCGCCGCGTCTATTTTGCGGCGGCATCTAGCATCAACAAATTATCGGAACGGCGCAGCCCGGAGTTTTATGACAAATACGGTCTGGAAGAATCTAGCTGGCAACGCGCCGTCGAAATCGTGAAGGAAACGAGAAATGAACAAAGATAGGTTGCGCGAAGAAATCGCCGCAGATGAAGGCTGCAAGATGGAAATTTACCTAGACCATCTTGGTCTGCCGACGATGGGCATCGGTCATCTTCTGACGCAGGATGACCCGGAATACAACCAGCCGGTCGGCACCGTCATCACAGAAGAGCGCGTGCGCCAGTTGTTCGCACTGGACATTATGGTGACGATTGAAGACTGCCGGATGATATATCCTGACTTTGAGGAATTGCCGGAAGAGGCGCAGCTTGTGATCGCCAATATGTGCTTCCAGCTTGGCAGGCCGCGTTTTTCGAAATTCCGCAAAATGAAAGCTGCCATTGATGAGCGCCGCTGGAACGATGCCGCCGATGAGATGGTGGATTCCCGCTGGCACGATCAGACGCCGAACCGCGCTAAAAGGCTGGTCAAGCGCATCAGGGATTTAGCCGATGGCTGAATTGACGATGGAGCGCATCCTTAAATGGAAGCTGCTGCCACGTCTGATGATGTTGATGTTTACGCTGATGGCGTGGAACGTGTGCGACTGGTTTATGGCCTTGGGGGCCGAAGCCACGACGCAGCAGACCGCGTTTGTCAGCACGATAGTCGGTGCCGCCACGGGGGCGTTCGCCGTTTGGATGGGGAGCGAAACGAAATGAAGTGGTTGCTGCTGATGGTCATTATGGATGTCGATGGGAAGATCACGTCGCATATCCTGTCGGCGCATGACACGATGGCTGAATGTCACGTCGCAGGCACATACATCAACTGGGAAGAAAGAATGCCGGTCAACAAGGATATGTTATGCTTCGGGACCGATATTGATATGGAGGTTATGGAATGATACAGGCATTGATTGGCCCCGTTACGGGCCTGCTGGACAAGTTTATCGAAGACAAGGACCAGAAGGCGAAGCTGGCGCATGAAGTCGCCACAATGGCGCAGAACCACGCGCAGGAACTTGCCAAGGGTCAACTTGAGATCAACAAGGCAGAAGCGCAGCACCGCAGCGTGTTTGTCGCTGGCTGGCGTCCTTTCGTCGGTTGGACGTGCGGCGTGGCACTGGCGTGGCATTTCGTACTGGCACCGCTGACGATCTTTGTCTGCGCTTATGCTGGCATCGCCCTGCCTGACTTGCCGACGTTCGATATGTCGTCGCTGCTGACTGTCCTGATGGGTATGCTGGGCTTGGGTGGCCTTAGAACCTTCGAAAAGACAAAAGGGCTTTCCAAATAAAAAAAGACCCCCGGCTTTTTAGGGCCGGGGGCAGTCTAAAGGGAGGAATCAATGAAACCAAAACGGTCCATCAAGATAACTCTATGTGACGGCTGTTGATTCGTCTAGCCCTTCCCTTGTCGATGATCTTATTTATATGCTTGGCGGCGGTGAACTGGCTGATAGCCATTGCTTCGCCTAGAAGCCGCAGGGTGGGCGTATAGCCTTCCTCCCGCTGGCACCTAGCTATTTCGTCATAGACGCGCTGCTGCTGTGCTGAAAGGGCTGTCATTGGTCGATCTCCTTAATGCTTAGGGTTTTCTGGCGCACACTGCGTGCATCTTTCGCCGGAACGACGCGCTCCGGCTGCGCTTTGAATTTACGCATCGGCCATTTCAGCATGATGCGCTCGTTGCCGACTGTGCCGATTGCCGTTTCATGATCGCCCATAAATGCCATCAGATCGATCATCGCGTTGTCGATATCCTCTTGATGGCCTGCGATTTCGCGCCGGGCATGCACTAGGTGTTCCAGCGCAATCTGCACTTCGGTGTTTTCTGGGTCGATCTGCAACGTCGGCAGCTTCATGTCGGTGGTACTATGGCAAAGCACCGCGTCATTCAGGTTCGACCAAGGATAGAAGTCACGCTCTTTCCGGCGGCGCTCGAAATCCAGCACCGCATCGCGGATCTGCTGCTGCATCACTTTGTCGTGGTGATACAGGAATATCCGCAATTCCGTGCCTTGATACAGGACGCACACTGCCAGCCATTTCGCGGTCGGGTGGCACATTAACTGCGCCTGTCCCTGCAACGGTCCGCGAAACCGCGCCGGTTCGCTTTCCGGCGATGCGCTGGTGTTCTTGATCTCCAACAGGCCGGGGCCGGTGATGTCGATCCTTTGTGCGTTGATGACATAGATGCCACGCGCCGGGTCGGATTCCACGATGCCATCGCCGTTCGCCAGCCCGTCAATCGATGCAGCCAGCGGCAGATCGGGATGTTCGAACGCTGCGTCGAATTCCAGTTGCAGATCGGTCAGCTTCAGCCGCTGTGCAGCGACTGCGCCGATGGTGTGTTCGAGGTGGTTGCCCCACCACGCAGCTTCGCCGGGGTTGAAGTCATCAATCGCTTCGCCCTTGTCGCGCCGCATGAATTCATCCAGCAGGCTGTTGCGCGTGCGGTACGGTGATGCGTTCAACACGACCGGTATGATTGACGCTGACAGCATGTCGTCTCTGGTTAACTTGCCGACCATCTTAGCGTCTCCTTTCGAATTCGCTGCGTGTCACGACCGGGCAGACGGTATGCACAAAGCCGTTCATCCTGTTGCCGCCAACCTTTTTAACAAGATCAGCTTCGCGGAACCGCGCCAGATGCGCCGACGCAGAATTTTGCGAGACATCAAAGCCAGCGCGTTTGCATTCTTCCCGCAAATCCCGCGATCTAAATGTTTTCTGCGGATGGAAGCAATCGACAACAACCTGATAGATATCCCAACCCGACACCTTTTTCGGGCTGCTGATCCGCGACCGTGGCCCCGGATAATACGCCCCGCGCAGAACAGGCTCCGGCGCTCTTTTGGGTCGGGCCTGAACCGTGACCCGATGCACTGGCCGTGGCTCTGGCTGCGGCGCAGGCTCCTGTTCAACAGCCGCTTCCACTTTGGTGATCGTGGCGTGGCGTTCTAGGCCGGTGGCGATCAATTCTGCCAGCGCGTCCTTGCTGCATTCCAGCGTAATGATGTAGTTTTTCGACATTAGCTTGCTCCTCCGAACTGGGCCATCAGCGCCCAGATGTTATAGTTATCGGTGACTGCGTTTGTGCCGAACACAATGGCCAGAACGCAGATGATCATCATGCCGACGAAATCGGCGATCAGTTGGTTTCGCATCTTAACCTCCTATGATGCTATGGCCGCGACCGGCAAGACACTTGTCCAGCCACGGGTCGGGCCCGATCAAGGGCTTGTGCCAGATCGATCTGGCTTCCTTGATCAGTTGACGGCATTCGGAAACGTCGCGCTGGTAAAGCTGCGCGGCATCGCCGGATGCGCGGAGATCAGCGACCGGCGTGTATGAACACGCCGATGCTGAAAGGGTGATGATGACCAGCAGGCTACGCATCACACAAACTCTGTGTCGAGATGTGTCAAAGCCGCTTCCATCTTGCGTTCCAAACGCTTCAGCCGACCGTGTGTTGTCTTTGGGCCGTCCTTTTCGTCGTAAGCATAAGCGGAGCGATATGCACGGATCAGGTTATTGATCAAGTCGATCTCTTCATCGTTCAAAACTACGTTTGGTATTGCCATCTGTCTGTCTCCCTTCGATGGTTGGGGCGGGGCCGTTAGGCCACCACCTTTGGTCGGTTGATAACTGTCTGCTTTGTGCCTTTGTAAAGGGCGTGATCTTTGACAGTGCCTTTGATCTTGAAGGCATCGCCCTTTTCGCCAAGGCAGCGCGATCCCTTGTATGCGATCACATTGTTGTCACCGTCGCGCATCACGTTGATCCACGTTGTGCCGTAAAAGCCATCGAAGCCGATGACAAACACAAGGGTGACATCGCGCTCAATACGGTCGCCGATCTCGCCGATGTAACCGCTGGCAGCGTTTGCACGCAGGCGTTCGATCTGACGCAGGCCGTGCCGGACGCAGCCCTTGATGTTGTGCAGCGCTGTGATCTCGCTGTTGACCAGCGCACGCACGGCATCAGACTGCTGCTGCTTGGCGATGCGGCGAAGCTGCGCGGCGTTCTGCTTTTCGTCGTATAGGCGAAACGACAGAACCTTGTCGCCTTGGCACTGGAAGCAGCGACCGCTTTCGTTGTGTGCGAAATATTCAATGAAGCCGGTACCGCTACACCTTGGGCATTCCTCGCGACCGTAGCGCTTGTGGCCATCCCAGAAGGCGCTGCCGATGTACGGCGTATCTGAAGCGAAGCGGAAAAAAGTCATTGCAGTCATCTCCTGATCTCCCGGTTGGGGCGGGGCCGTTAGGCCGCCGCCTTTTTGATTTCTGCGATGATGGTGTCGATCCAAGGCTCAAGCAGCGGACGATCATCACAAATCGTGTTGATCAGGCTTGAAGCTGCATGTGCATCGTCGGCAGGGTCTGGCATGTCTTGATAAAGGCAATCAAGAACAACGCCCAGATCGACAGACGCCTTGCGGTCTTCCTGCCAAATCACCTCTACAGAGAAGCGGTCAATCTTTTCAAGCAGTGTGGTCATCGGTGTCTCCCTTCGGTGTGACAAACTTTTGTTATATTGAATATATAGATACCACTGTGGTATTCAACCACTAAATGCAAAAAAGGTGAAAAAAATTGTCAGTCACAAAACAGGTTCATTTCCGGCTGCGGCAAAGCACTGTCGACAAGCTGAAGGCGATGCTGGATGATTCACCGCACCGCAGTCTGGCGGCGCTTGCTGATGATATCCTTGGGCGCGAACTGGATCGCCTAGTGCGCGAAAGGGAAGCCGATGGCAAACAGTAGGGCGAAGGGCAGCGGCGGGGAACGCGAAGTGGCTGCGATCCTGCATGACCAGCTAGGGCTGGCGTTCAAGCGCGATCTGGAGCAATACAGATCAGCCGACCGTGGCGATCTGCTTTGCGTCGATATGGATTTCCCGCTTGTCATTGAGGTCAAGCGCTATGCTAAGGGCGGCGAGACACCGCGCGGGGCGTGGTGGGATCAGTGCTGCAAAGCTGCCACGGCGGCGCACAAGTGGCCGCTGTTGGTCTGGCGCTATGACCGGATGGACTGGCGCTGGCGCTTACCAGCGGCGCTTATAACGCGATTGGGCCAGCCGTTAAACTTCCGGGGCGTATCCGACGACACCGAACTGGATTGGTCTTATGCCGTGGAAATGGACACGCGCACGGCTATGACGCTGATCAGGGAGGTTCTGGCACATGCGCCAACAATACGAAACCCACGCTGATATCCAGAACGAAAAGCTGGTCGCAGATGCGCTGGCCAACATTGGCGTCGAAGTCTATAAGCTGCCGGTGCAGTACCGGCTGGACTGGCTATTGCGCCGCAGTGGGCAACCCATCGGGTTCGCCGAAGTCAAAGCACGCAAATGTAATTTGCACACATATCCGACCGTGATGATATCGCTATCAAAGGTGATGCACGCACGGCTTTTAACAGAAGCGACCGGCCTGCCGGCGCATCTGATCTTGTTGTACCGTGATGCGCTGGCGAAGCTAGACTTTGCTGCCGACTTCACGGTTCATCCGGGTGGTAGGACAGACAGAAATGATCCGCAGGATTTGGATGTTTGCGCCTATTATCCGATCTCCCGGCTGACAGTGATCAGCCACAATCCTAAAACGTGAAACGAGGAAAAAACGATGTTGGAATATGAATCAACTGGCGGCGGCGGCGGTGGGGATCGCATACCGCTGATTAAATTTAGTGCGATGGACGGGTCGATGCGGACCAGCGATCGCGTAAACGAAAACGGGCAGTGGAGGTCTGTCGACGCAGAAATCACTTATCCGACGCAATTCGCGATGGACTTCGACAATATTGAAATGGGCTGGATCACTTACAACCCGGCACCGGATTTCATAATGGTCAAGGCTGGCGAACCGAAGCCGGATTTGCCACAAGTCTTCGATGATATGGGCAAGCCGATGTACAAGTGGGGATTCCGGGTGCAACTGGGCAATCCGACTGTCGGGCTGCGCGAGTTAAGCACCACAAGCAGCAACGTCTATAATCAGGCGATGGTGCCGCTGTATAAGGCTTGGGAAGCTGGCAAGGCTGCAAATCCCGGCATGATGCCGGTGGTGGAAGTCAGCGGATCAGAGCGCGTCGAAAACAAACGTGCCGATGGCAGCACGTCAGCGTGGCGCATCCCGAAATGGACGATTGCCAAATGGGTCGCGCGACCCGATTATATGACTGCTGGTGCCGCAACCGCGCCAGCAGCCACGACAGAGCCTGTCGCGCCGCCTTCGGCACCTCCAGCCACCACAAGCGCAGGCAGCGACCTGTTCTAGCGTGGATGGGGCGGCGCAGGATACTTCCCCATCCTGTGCCGCCCCTACAAACAACGGGGAAGTGCTTGGGGAAGAGCAATGAACAATTTATCTGCACATATAGAAACGGTTGCCTTGAAGCTGCTAGGTGAGCCGACCAGCAAGCGCGGCACCGAATGGCGATACGGCAATCACGGCAGTCTATCCATCGACACAAAACGCGGATTGTGGTTCGATCACGAATCCAACGAGGGCGGCGGTCTGGTGGATTTGGTTGAGCGCCACTATGGCACGACGCTGGCCAGCGTGGCCGACATCCTAGAAACCGACTTCGGCATTCCAAAGCAATCACAGACAGCGCTTACACCGGCACAAAAGCTGGTGGCGCGTTTCGATTATTGCGACGACAACGGCGAGGTGATCTATCAGGTGGAGCGCTGGCAGAAAGGCGCGTCCAAGACGTTCAAGCAGCGCAGGCCGGATGGCAAAGGTGGCTGGCTGTATAATATGCAGGGCGTCGAGCCGGTGCCATACCGGCTGGATCAGATACTGCTGCAACCTGAAATGCCGATCTTTGTTGTGGAAGGCGAGAAATGCGCCAACATCCTTGGCATGCACGGGCTGGTGGCAACCACCAATCACGGCGGCGCAAAAAACTGGAAACCGGCGATCAACAAATGGTTCGAGGGGCGCAACGTCATCGTGCTGCCGGACAACGACGAGGCCGGGCAAAATCACGCGAACGTGGTGATCAATCAGCTTTACAGTGTCGCCAAGCAGATCAAACGCGTGTCGCTGCCCGGTCTGCCGGAAAAGGGCGACGTTGCCGACTGGTTCGCAATGGGCATGACGATCAATGATCTGATCCAGATGTGCAAGACAGCATCGGTCATCGACCGCGAACCGGAAGACGTAAAGCCCGAAAGCAATGCCCTGCAAACGCTGGATATGAACCAGCTGATCAACATGCCGCCGGTCGACTGGCTGGTCGATGATATGATCACGGCGCACGGCTTCAGCGTGATCTATGGTGCGCCGGGGATCGGCAAGTCGTTTCTGTCGATCGATATGTCGCTGGCCATCGCATATGGCGATGAATGGCACGGCAGGGAAACAAAGAAAGGCGGCGTTCTATATATAGCCGGTGAAGGTGTGGCTGGAATGGGGCGCAGGGTGAAAGCGTGGATGCTTCACAACAAGAAACAGGACATCACAGATTTTCACGTTATTCCACAAACTGTGAAGATGCTTGAACAGGAGGGGCTGGACGCGCTGATCGAAACTATCGAATCCTTCGATGTGCCGTTCCGGCTGATCGTGATCGACACGCTGGCCCGGACCCTAGCCGCCACCGGCAACGATGAAAACAGCGCGACAGATACCGGCCTGCTGATCGAACAGTGCAACGAGATACAGCGCCGCTGCGGTGTGGCTGTGCTGGCGGTGGCGCATAGCGGTAAGGATGCTGGCAGATCAGTGCGCGGGTCGTCGGCGGTCCTTGGCGGTGCGGATACGGTAATCGGCATGACAGGCGGCGAAGGGCTGGCCACGATCAAGATGGAAAAGCAGAAGGATTCAGAGGGCATTGAACCGATGCACTTTGAACTGCTGCCGATTGCCCTGCTGGAAGATAGCAGCGCGGTGCTGGTGCCGACTGAGCATAAGGCGAAAGCAAAGCATCCGAAGCGGCTATCAAGCGCACAAAAGCTGGCGCTGAAGTCGCTGCGAAACCTATGCGCGGAACGCGGCGAAAAGGTATCTGTGACCGCTTGGCACGACGCGCACAGCCGCGATTGCCCGGACGCAGCCAAGTCAACCAAGTCAGATGCAAGGAATAAACTGCTGGAGGATGGGTTCGTAATAATCGCCGAAGGGCTTTGCTGGATTAACAAAGACTTACAGTAAAAACTCCGAACCTCCGAACCTCCGAACCGAACCGCCGGACCGGTACGTTCGGTTCGGCCCCCCTTAAGGGGCCGTACCGTACCGAACCGAACCACAGCCAGAAGGGGAATGAAATGGTTAAAAGACCGCAGAAACCAAGTCGGGCATATTATGCGCCGACAGAATTAGCTGAACGCCGGATGCAGGATGCGCTGCACAGATACGATGATGTCGTGTCGCGGTATGAGGCGAAATGGGGCGTCGACCGTTTGCAGTGGCTGGTCGGCACCAAGTTGCGCGAAAGGTTTGATCAGCAGATGGCAAAGCTGAACAAGGCCATCGATGACCGGCACGACGTTGACCATCAGGTTGATGTGACGCTGCGTGGCATCGCGGCGCTGGAAGCTGCCGCCATCGAACGCGGGGCCGAACCGTTGACCGGCGATTACATTGAGACGGCAATGCCCGATGGCAAGGTCCTGGCAATCACGCGCACAAGCTGGGAAGTGTCGAAGGTAAAGCGGGAAAACCGTGATCTGGTCGTGTATAGTGCCGAAGAGGTTGCACAGATCATCACCAGCTTGCAGGATAAAAAGCCGGTGATTGGCCAGATCAAGGAAACATTCCCCGGCGCAACGATTGAATCGATTAAGCCGAAGCTGGTTGATCTGGATGACGAGATTCCGTTTTGAGGGGCGACATGATTGAACAGGGCGACGGTAAGTTTGCGGACAGGTTGAAGCTGGGGCAGTGTCCGCGCTGTCAGGTGAAGATGAAGATGCACAAATGGACGGTTGCCCGTGTTGTGTGGCTTTGCATCGCGTGCGGCATGAAGGTCGTCGATATACAGGAAAAGGATTACAAGTATGATTGATCGGTTCGATTTTTTGGAACAGGCCAAAGACACGGTGAGGGATCGCGGCAAAGAATATGGCACGGTCGCCGAAAACTTTAACCGTGCAGCCCTGATCTGGTCGTCGGTGTTGGGCAGGCCGGTCACGCCACAGCAAGTGGCGCTTTGCATGATCGGGCTAAAGCTGGCACGATTATCGTATGACCCGGACGCAGAGGATGGCTGGGTTGATGTCGCAGGCTATGCCGCCTGCGGCGGTGAGGTATCGAAAGCGGAATGACAGATCGTGCGGTTACATTCTTTGAGGATTGGGTGACGTGCCACTTATGCGGCGAGGAAACGCGCGGCATCGTGTGGGAAAACAGCGGCACCATTAACTGCGAAGAATGTAACGGCATCATCTTTGATGCACGGGAAACCGGCGGCACGGTCGTCATATTGGAACTGGATGAAGGGATGATGCAGTAATGCAGATGAACATCAAAACCAATCTGTCGATGGTGCAAAGGGCGATGGCATCGATGCACAAGAAACAAGTGCCGTTTGCGATGGCGCGGGCTTTGACCGACACGGCGTTCCAAGTGCGTGACAAGATCGTCAACGAAACCTATCCGCGCAGCTTCACCGTCAGGAACAAAAGATTCCCGCGTGCGATGTTCCGCGTTGGCCCTGCCAAGAAAACAAACCTCGTTGCAACCGTCAGCGATGTGTTGGGCCGCGACTATATGGTCAGGCAGGCAACGGGCGGCACCAAGACAGCAAGAGGGCAGAACATTGCGATCCCGACCCGCGAAATAAAAAGGCTGGTCAGTGGGCGTGTGTCGAAAGCAAAGCAGCCGCGCAATCTGCTGAACGCCAAAGGGTTCAAGACAAAACTGCGCGGTGGCCAGCAGGTTATCGCTGAAAATGTGGGGCGCGGTAAGAACAAGCGGCAGCGGGTTTTGTACATCCTTGAGCCAAGTGTCTTTATCCGCAAACGATTCCCGTTTTATGAGGACGCGAGAAGCTCTGCCCGGTCAGCCTTTCGTCCGGCGTTCAATAAGCGTTTTGCACAGGCCAAGCGCACTGCGCGGCGATGACGGGTCCTACCTACAGGCAAGCCCAGCGGGTAACGCGCGAC